ATCGGATATTTCAAAGCGCCCATGCGGGCTAACCCCGCCTACTGGCGGGAAGTCTTGGCTTTCGCGTCCTGATTGGCGCGGTATTGGTCATACAAGGCGACGGGGTCGTAGCCGTACTCGACGCGGGCGCGGGTTTCATCCCAGACCGGCACTGCGTTACAGCGGCAGTGACCGTGGAACTTGACGGTGTCGCCAACGGTTTCTTTGGAGTAGACGAAACCGCGGGACGCTAGCATGATGCAGAAGTCACACGCCCCTGGTTCGGGAACGCGGGCGTACGCTGCGTTGTCCTTGTGCGCGGCCTGCATGACAGTGTCGCGCCCCGGCTGGAGCGCATACTCATTGGTCATCATTGAGAGGAACTTCGTCAGCGTGGCACCATCCCCGGACCATAGCGGTCCTGCGGGGCGTGTAGCGAACCCAAGCCTGTCCTTGACCTGCTGGAGCGGCACGGACGGCGCCAATGGAGCCCGGAAGCTGCCACTGACGCCCTCAGCCGCACGCATCTGCTCAAACCAGTCAGCCGCGACCGTCGCCGCAATATCCCCATACTCGGCAACAAGCGTCGGGATGTACTCGAACAGTGCTGCCTGCACCAACTCAGGGCGGCTGAAGTTCAGCGTCGCCATGAACTTCAGCAGCGCCCTCTCAACAAGATCCGCTATGCCGTTATTGGCCTGCTCGAACCGTGTCAGTAGTTGCAGCGACATCCGTAGCTCCCGCCGTTTCGGGGTTCATAGCAGCAGCAAGGGCATCCAGCCGGGCGCCGGCAGTAAGCCTCCGCTTATCAGCCTGGAACCGGACAATCTGCTCACGGGTAAGGCCCGCGTACTCCATGCCGACCTCAGAGGAACCGAATCCATCAATCGACGTAGCAAGCTTCGAGAACGCATCAGCACGAGCAGACGGCGAAACGATAGCTGGGTCAGTGAACTGCGCCGACAAAGTCCGCAACTCATCCGGCGTCGAACCCAAACCGTCACGCAGACGCACCGCAAGGTGCATCGCCTGAACAGCGCCGTAACCCCACATCGCGTTAGCATCGCGGGTAGTCGTGATCAGTGTTTCCTTAGCCGCGAAGATCGCATCCGCGGACGACGGGTTAGACGAATCAGCGAACTTAACCTCAAGATCCTGGTCATCAGCGAAGAGGTTCGCCCACATCCGGAGCTGGTCCGCGTGAGGCTGCGGGGAAGCGCCAGCGAAACGCTCAACCTTCGGCATGTCATCGCCAGGCTCAACATCAATCGCCTTGATACGGCCCATGATCGCCGTCCACTTATCGTTACCGATAAATGAGGACACGTCAGCGCCGAACAAGTAATACTCCGGCGCCGAATAGAACTCCGACGACACCTCGGCCCGGACGATGGTACGCAGCGCAGAATCCGCGTAACCCATAGCGGCCCGCGTGATACGCGAATGACCCAACGGGCGGCCAAGCTCGTATTTATGCACCAGAGGCGACACCGACACCACGCCAAGCGGGTTCCGGCGCACATCAGCCCGCCACGAACCCTGCCCCTTCGTCAGTGTCACCACCTTTTCAGGGGTGTGCATGATCATCTGCGAAATCTGCGCGGCCGAGTCCATATCAACTATCGACAGGAAGCCCTTCAGCGCCCGTTTGCGGCGGTCCCAGATCGCAGCAGAAGTATCAGCCGCACGCGGCAAAACAAGGACTTCGGGCTCGCCCGCAGCAGTGTCACCCTGCGACACAGTCAGAAACGAGCAACCATGCACCGCAGACGAAACCGCCGCAGCAGGGAACTCCACCAGGAACCGGTTATCCCACAAGATCCCAGAGAGATCGAACGGGTCATCAGAACCATCCGTAGAAACAAACCCTTCGAACTTCGAGCGATCCGTCACCGCGTGGACACCCTTAGCGACCCACCCAAGCGCAGCCTCAATGGACCGCATCTTCGGAGGCAACGAAATCCCGAAATCCTTCAGAGGCGCCGCGCCGTCATAGTACGTCGAACGCACCAGATTCCGGTTCCGCTTCGCCTCCCACACCTGCAACAACTCACCCAAAAGCGCGGCATCCGAATGATCAAGAGCCAACTCAGCGCCCGAATTGATCACAGGATCACCGCCTTTCTTTCCCCAGCGCTTCTGGCGCGAGGCTTCCTAGCAAATTTCACCGCGCCAAACCAGGCAGTTGTAACCGCCATGATCTGCGTCAGGTCAACGTCGAATGTCTTGCGGTTCCACTTCCAAGCGCCACCATCCCCAAACTTCTGCTTGACAGCACCAGCCAGTGAAGCGTCCAGGGATTCCTGCCCGTAATGAGTCACAGATTCGTCCTTCATTACAGCGTCGTAGAGCCCGCCGCACGCTTGCGACAGCTCATTAGGGCCAAGGATGAACACGCGCACTTTCTTGGCTTTCAGTGCCGCCTCAATAGACCGGACCGGGGAATATGCGTCCATCACGACGGGTACTCTGCGGCCGGCGCGAGCAAAAACCCAGTCGATCAAAGCATTAGAACCCTCATCTGAAAACGGGGCATCCTCAGCGACCTCAACGTGCACACCCTTGTCGGAATGCGCCGCAACGCCAATGGTTACCTTCGTGCGCTCCGGGTTCATGTCCAGCCCCAAAGCCGCAAGAGGCCACTCTTCCGGGACCTCAGCGAGTGCGAGGCGGTCCCACGCCGCAGACGGAATAGGAGAAGCCGTCTTGCCGGCCACCGGCCACATATTCAGCCGCTCACGGGCGAATGACCTGGCCGAGAACTGCTTCAACTCAGACTCAACAGTCGTCTGATTGATACGGATCCCAAGGGCCGGGTTCGCGTCCTCCCAATTCCGCTTATCCGAGATAAACCGCACCAGTTCATCAGGCGCCATAGAATCCAGGTCACCAGCCGCAGAAAACTCAACCCAAGCGGCGCGCTTATCCGAACCATCCACGGCGCCGTTACGAATCCGCACAAACGGTTCGCCAAGCTCGCCCGTATCCTTCGGAGGCGTACCCATATAAATCGTCACCGGATCACCGGACGGCGCCGCGGAGATCGTCGGCAGCAGAGCCTCTAACTCATGCTCCTGAAGCTCCTGCGCCTCATCCAGCACCAACACGTCAACCGTAAAGCCACGCCCCGAACCTTTAGACCGGGCCACAACCTCAATCAGGCCGCCGTTATGAAGCTCAACTGCTTCCTGCCCGTTGGTGTTGCGGACTTCCTTGACCAAGGCATTCAACTCAGGGAACTTAGCCGTAGGGTCGTCCTTCTTCTCGCCGAAGAAATACTTAATCCGCTTGAACGCCTTACGCGCCGTCTTAATCTCATGCGCCGTGTGCAGGAACTTCAACCCAAGAGCGACAGTGCCGTACAGCTCGACAATCTCAAGAGAGCCGTTCTTACCGTTCTGCCGCGGGACGCTAACACCCCACGTCGATGAACACCACGTGCCCTTGCGGTTCTTTCGCAACCAGGACCGGCAAACAGCCTCCTGCCAAGGATCAGCAGTCAACCCATAGGCGCCGGCAAAAGCTACAGCAAGGTCGGCATCCTCAACACTGAAACCTTTCGGGGCTGGCGCTGTGTCGTACCGTGGCAACTGAGAACCGCGCAAAGCCACGACAACACCCTCTAACTCGTCCGCTTAGCCTGCCGCTCAGCAATCTTCTTCATCAGCCCATCCAACGGAGTAGCCAGCGGCGCGGAGTCGCTGGCCGCGGCAGCACCCTCACCAAGCCCAAGAGACTTCAAGACCGTAGCCAAAGCCAACGCCTGCTGCCTAGCCTCAGCCAACACATGCTGAAACTTCACCTCGACGTTGACTTCCTTAACCCCGTCGTCCTGCATCTCCGAACTCAAAACCCGGAACTGCATCAGGTTAAGAACGCCCTTGCCCTGAATGACGTTGTCCAACTCGTCCAGCCGATCAGCCAGGCGCGCAGCCTCGGTAACCAACGCAAGGCGCCCAACGTCCGTCACACCCGCCGACAAACCACGCCACAACTCAGAACCCCTAGACCCCAAAGAAACAGGCTCAGAAACGCTCACAACGCCTCCTGCGGAGTCTCGGGGGGATATAGGTCGCTATGGCGGAGGGGCGCGGCGAAACCCGGTGGGGGGAGGGCCGCCCCCTGCGTTTCAAATTATGGAGCGTTTGACGTAACTTCTTATCCGGGGTTATCCACAGGCGGTGGA